AGCGTCATCCCATTGATAGGGCATGAGATCCTCAGATAACACAATGCTGGCGGACGCCAGAAGGTCGTCCAAAGCCACTAAACACCCCAACCAGATTCGTGTCTTCGCAAAGGCCACACGAGATCAGATCTGACAGGAAGACCATCTTCAATGGTCCCCTTCTCTTCGGGGTAATCGATAATCCGACAGGCACCACCCGACTTGTCACACTCACCGACACTCTCGGACTCCTGGTAGGGAGGCAGGAATTCATATTCATCAGTCAATTGTGTTATCAACACTGAATCGAAAATATGAACTTCCTCCACATCCTTAGACCAGGGACGAAAGTACCTTCCACGGGCTCTCTTCCGATTTATTTGGTCCTCTAGAATTGAAGGCCTAAAAGGTCCCATCAATTCTGAAACAGCCACGCGAGCCGGACATCTCCAGTCTCTGCGTTTTGAGAGTTCAAATAGATAATCAAATAGAGCCGGCACATATCTATCGAGATTAGTATGTGCAACCTCAGTCCATCTCCAGGAGACCATCTCACGGAAATTCAATTGTAAGAGTTCGCGAGATAGCGAACTCTTGTCCATGAGAGTCACCCTGTCATGAGGAAGACTGAGACCGTGTTTCGAAGGCGGTTTAGGCAAATCACGCAACGGAAGCGACCATGCGTGGGGACTTGACAAACGGAGCTTACATTCCAGCCTCCAGGCCAAACTGCCACGGAAACCGAGTTCATGTAAAGGAATACCATGAAACTCGGATTTATGCCAAAGCATAAATTGACGAGCAGCCCTGAAGCGAAGGTCACCCTGAAGGGGACCTAGAAAGGAACGGAATGAAGCCCCGAGCTCATTGGGAAAACTTGAAGGTCGGAGCATCCCAAAACGAAGAGTGTGAGAGACCCTGAGGAACCCCGAACGCCACGTGAGCAACGTGGAATTCAGAGAACCAAAGGACTCAGACACAGACGTCTTCGTCTGCTCGACCTCGAGACCCAAAGTCCGAACCATACTCATCCAAGAACGTGTAAACCTTCCATCCGAGGAAGGGTCTTGGAAAAGTATGTCATCACCATTGATGAGGAGAGGCAAAACAGGAAGCCTAGCCTGCACTCTCGCCCAAGTGAAAGCCAGAAAATTCTGGATACACAGGAGCGGGAATGACAAGTAAGACCCCATCATTTGACCAACAGTAACCTCGTACGGTTTCGGGACCGAACTATTTAAAATAGTTGGCCTCAAAATGTCGAGTGCATATTGACGAATTGTGTCAGGTACGCTCACACAATTCTCCAGCAATACTGTCATCGCTGCCTCAGCTACAGCAATGGGAAGACCATCGGTTGCAGACTTATAGTCTCCTGAAACCAGTTTTCCCTTAGAAGCCAAGAACCCGGCACGGTCAAGAACATCCGGAGCAATCTCACCCCTCAATAGCCACCTCTTCCGGGATAAGCGATTATAAATCGCATCATGAAGAGGCTTGAGGACGAAAGTTTCAGAACTGAACTTCGTCAAGGGGCGTGGTTTCCCAGCAGACTGGACGACAAACGCTTGGGCAGTGGTACACCACTCAAGCCCACCGTCCGCATTAGATTCGGCACCGTTTAAAACGATGTCGAGGTAATCGCTCTGCTGGCCAACCCACAGTTTGCCACAACCGCCGTGACTCCTAATCTCCTCGATACAGGCCGAAGCTTTCGGAACCGAAAGAAGAGCCGCCTGTTCATAAAGACCGGAATCCCATCCCTTAGGAAACAATGAATTCACTTGTTTTCTAACGAAGGATAGGTATCCGTCGGGAAGGCGAGGAGGGCACGAGGTCTGTTTGACCGAGAGTGCTTTAAGAAATCCGGATTGTTGACACTTGCACGAAGGGGGGAGTAGACGCTTTATCGATTGAAAAGCCATCTGCTCCGCCTCATCATCGGACTGTCGAGTCCCGAGATGCTTCTTTATATCTCGTGCAAGCTGTTCGCAACTCACCGCCGGACTATTGAAGCCCGGATCCTTGCGACCGAAAATCTCTGACCAAGTCGAAGTGGCGCGCTGGACTACCAATGTAGTACGGGCCATGGACGCGCGGCAACGTTTCTTCGTCCGCGTGGGTCCCAGAGAATCAACATCTGTCATTTATCGATAATGATAGAAAAACGTCAATTCTTTGTCATTAAACGCTTCGGCGTTTT